ATGGCTGCCTTTTTGCAGGAGATGGGGACAAATATCCCGACTATCGGAAACATCTCTTGGTATGTAGCGGTAGATACCTACATTGCCCAGCAAAAGATGAGGCCCAATCTTAAACCTAGGGCCCTTGAATCTGCTCTGCTTTTCGCGGAGCATGCTCGCAAGCTGGTTGAACAAGATGTGGCAGCGGAAGCCATCACGGCCAATATGTGCCGGTTATGGTGGACCAAAAAAGCACAGAGTTGTTCGCCAAGAACGGCCAATGGAGCTCTTGGTGCAGTTCGAAAAATATTTGCTATGCTCAGGGATTCCGGGTACGTAGTTTCAGACCCTACCGCAAAACTGGAGAGATTGAGTCTGAAACCGACGGAATTTTTCATCCCGGGAAAAGAAGAATTTGTTCGTATTGTAGAAGAAATCAGGCGTGCTCCTTTACTGCGAAAGTACCGGGAAAAGAGCCTTGATTCCCCTGCAGCAGATATGGTGGCTTTTTTGGCCTACTCTGGCCTGCGGATTGAAGAAGCCCGACGCTTGGTATGGGGCGATATTGGAAAAGACTCCATATCCGTCCCGGCAATTAAACATGCAGTCAAAAGACGGATATTGTATATTAACCCAGCTCTACGGGATGTGATTGAGCGGATGAAAAAAACAAACAATAACTTGACCGCAACATCTCCTGTGTTCGTTATTGAAAACCCAAGGAAAGCTCTTACAAATGCCTGTGTCCGCCTGGGATTGCCCCATGTCCGGGTGCATGATTTGCGCCATTTTTTCGCCACGACGTGTATTGAGCAGGGAGTAGATATTCCGACCGTGGCCAAGTGGCTGGGGCACCAGGACGGGGGCGCTCTCGCCATGCGGGTGTATGGTCATTTGCGCGACGAGCACAGCAAGGAACAGGCTTCCAGGCTGCGCTTTTGATTGTTTTGTTCAAGTCGTGGGCGTTTTTGTTCAAGTCGTGGTTGTATGTTTCCGGTCACGTTCCGTGCAATGACAGGGGCATGGAGTTTAATCTTTCTATTGCAGATATGCTCCGCACGAAGTATTCAACAATTTTCGAGCGTGAGATTCAACAGGTTACGTCTATTCTTGAGCCGTATTGTTCCGTTCTCCCCGGTCGCGGGAAAGATATGGAGATTCCCTATGTGGGCAAGACGGAGTTCAAGGAGATCGGCAACAGATTCGTAGAGGCCAGCCCGCACGAGCTTTCCATGGGGAAGCGTGTAATTAAACCTCAACGTTATGCGGACTCTCTTCACAAGGATGATATTGACAACATCCTATTGAACGACCTTGAACTCAGTATCAGCGATTTTATCGCGGAAATGAAGAAGGCCGGCAAGAGGCTGCTTGATCAGGTTTTGCTTGGGGTGGTTCCCGATACGGATAATCCCGGAAAGTTCCGCATCCGTACAACTTCGGATAGTGTTTGCGGGGGAATGCTTGCACCTAATTACACGGGCAATTCAGGCGCCACGTTGACCAATCTTGATCCAAGTCTGGTTGTTCCTGCTGATTTCAAGATGGATGGGACGAAGAATCCTGCCGGGTTCCTGCTGGACCAGATTGTTGAAGCCAAGCGCATGCTGGAAGAGAATTACGCATGGGACGAGGCTTCCGGCGACACTCTTTGTCTGGCGATTTCCTCAACGATGAAGGCGCAGATGATCATGTGGGAGGAGCAGAAGAATAAGAATTACGGTTTTTCCGTGCTGGAACATGGCAAGGTGAATCCAATGCTGAATGTCCGATTCCTGGTCACGAATATGCTTCCGTTTGATGAGGACGGCAATCGTATTTGTCCGATGTGGGTCAAGAGCCGCCTGGTTCTTTCTCCGTGGGATCAGATGAAGTTTTCTATCGTGCGACCGGACAAGTATCAGAACCTTTCTGTTGTTCGAGCAGATGCCGCTTGCATGTATGGGGCTTCCAGGAAAGACGAAAAATCTTTCGTGCAGATTCTTTGTAAGGAGAAGGCGACGGCTAGAGCTTAATTATCTTTCCAGGGTATTCGTTGTTGTTTGTTCCGCTCCCTGTTTCGGCAGGGAGCGGATTTTTTTGCTTGTTCAAGTTACGGTTGTATTCGTGCGGCAAAAATGTGTGCTAAGAGGGAGGCATGTTAGATTTCCTGGGCGTCACGGAACATTTTTCCTGCATGGAGAATACTCCGTTTTCCTTCCCTGCCCTGTTTCGGGATATGGCAGGGGAAGCCGTTTCTCTGGACGGCGTGATTTTTTCAGGGAGCATTGTATCCGCCAATCAGGAGATGGTAGAGATTTCCATTGAGAAGGGGGAGTCTTCTAATGAGGTGATTTTTTCATTCCCCGCCTTGCCGGAAGGAAGATGGTCTTACAATGTCCTGGTTCAGGCAGATGATGGTTCTCAAAGAATTTTGTTTTCCGGGTATATTTCCGTACTCGGTGTTTCTCGTGTCGCACAGTTGGCAGGCGGTCCGCCAATGAAGAACCGGACGCTGCTTGTCGCTATGCCTGGGGAAGCGACAATGCGTCTCCGTATGGAGTGGATGGCTACTACTGCTGCACAGGCTTTTGCCTATCATGCGCTCCAGGCTTCCAAGAATGCTCATGCGGACGCAGAAATGGCGAGCCAGGCAGCCAAGACGGCAACGGACGCGGCAGCCACCGCTGCTACACGGGCCGAAGAGGCGGAAGGCTATGCAGGGTCTGCCTGGGCCTCCAAAAGGGCTGCCGCCGATTCTGCGACCGCCGCCGGCACGTCCGCAACTAACGCGGCTCGTGACGCTAAGAGCGCCAATGACGCTAAAACGGATGTGGAGTCGCTGGCCGCCACCTGGCCGGAAACGGTCAGCAACGGGGAGAAGAAGATTGTTGATGCCAAGAATGAGGCTGTTACTGCCATACAGGACAAGCAAGCCGATTCCGTGCTTGCCGTAGGTCGTGCCTCACAGACCGCGCAGCAGAATATAGCCAGCGCGCAGGCGGATGCCGTTGCCGCCGTTCAGGAGGCGGAGGAGGAAGCGCAAGGGACGATCACGCCACTTGTCCAGCGCGCCGAAACCGCTAAAGAGGCTATAGATCAGGCGGAGGGACGCATCAATACGGCCGCGACGAATGCCGCGACCTCTGCCACCAGCGCGGCCAACTCCGCCACAGAAGCCCAGCAGGCTCTGGCGGCCATCCCTCAAGTGGATGCATCCGGCAACATGACGCTGGCCGGAGGTCTGACGGCGGCGGGGGCTATTAACGCCAACGGCGGCGTCAACATTCCTCTGGCCGTGGGTGCGCCGACCGATACGTCAGCGGTCAACCGCCTGTACGCTGCGGGCATGGGAGGCGTGACGGGCATCCTGACCTCTAATGCTTTCCTCAATACGGATGCCATTACCGCGTCAGGATCTTCGACGGTGACCAAGACGGTTCCCTACCATTTGGCTGGCATTAAGATCCCCAAGGGTACTCATTCGACCATTCAGGCGAAATTTGAGGTGAGCAATCCTCAATGGAATTATTCCAGTTTCGCCGGGTTCTCTTTCCTTTGGCGCGCTACCAATGCCGCAAAGTTGTCTTTTGGTATCGGCCGCGGCACGAAGACGGTTCGTCCCGACCTTTCCATAGATTCTTACAGTATTATCCCGGCAAACGGTTTGGCTTATAATCACGGCGAAATTCTGGATATTACTTTTGATAACGTGAGAAATACGGAACGCAACGGTTATACGGTGCGGGTGCGTGAGATTTTTGCGCTTAATAATACGGATAGCTGGCAGGTTAAGACTACAACCAGCTTTATTCCGGCCAGTCAGAATGAGCCTGTTCCGTGGACAGTCTGCAAGGTTGTCTACCAGCAGAAATCTGTCGCCAGTATTGCCAGGTATGAAGATACGGGCGCGCTCTGGCTCATGCTCACCGGAGGTCAGGGGTATAATCTGTATCAGATTGCCACATGCCGGGGCGTCTCCAATTTTGAGACCGGCGTCGGCATTTCCAGTTGGGTGACTGATGTTGTGAATAATGCGGGTGGCGACGTTTCTGTTTATGCGGGAATCGGAGAGTACACTTATTACCAGCCGGGAGGAATGAACCCGGTTTTCTATAGTTTGGAAGCAATGGCCGTCAATGTCATTGAAACAGAAGAGACGGCGGATTTTGTGGATGTAAATACCCCCTTAGAATCATGAATAATTCCGAGATACAAATACAGTTTCCAAAACCCGGTCAATGGGATGAATTCATTTTGATGCCCATTTATCAGGATTCGGGAGGTTATAGACCTCCGGCCCGCTTTAATCAGGACGAGATACCAGCCGACCATGCCCCGGCAATGCAGGCGGTAGTGGCCGCGTTGGTTGGATTGTCGGAGCCGTGGAAGGCCGTTCAGGTGTGGGCGAGACTGAAAGAGTTTTATGCGCCGGAAGAGGATGATCCTGTGCGAACGGTGGAAACCGTGGATTTGACCGTTGAGGCCGTCCATGCGGAGACCAAAGGCCGCAGGATTTTTACAGTCTCGGACTACCCGGCTTTTATCATCACGGACCCCGCCGCCGTGGAGTTTTTCAAGCACTTCACTACCTCTACCAATAACAACATAATCATATGACTACTAATAATCAATGCAATCATGCCGAGGCTATCGCCAGAGAAATGCACATGTACTATGCAGCCCAGGCACACAATGAGTCCAACACTCCAATCCCTCACTGGGCAGACCTGACGGAAAACGATCAACAAGGATGGATTGCCGTAGCAAATACTGCCCTCCCGATCATCGGTAAGCATGCGCTGGAAGATGTTCGGGCCTATCTCGGCCTCAAGGCTTCCGGCGCGTCCACTTGGTGGAAAAAGGCCCTATATGCAGCCGGAGCGGTTATCGCTGGCGCCATCCTTGGCGGCTTGGGAATGTCCCTCTCCGGCTGCGGGCACTCCGTGGACGTCACCCCGAACCGCGCCGAGGTGTGTAAAGACGGCTCCTGCCTCGTCATTGAGCAGGGGCATATTTCCTATTCCCAGGCCCAGCCTGTTACGGACGTTCCGCCCGTTGTTCAGATCGTACCTTCCAAGAAATAAGGCCATGTGTAAGCTCTCCGAAGTACCGGCGCGGTTCTTGGATTTTGCCAAGGCTTCCCCCGTGTTTGCCTGCGTCCTGATGTCGCTGACGATATGCGGCGGGGCATGCTGGTACATCGGGGAGGTGGTCAGCCACCACAATGACCGCCTTTGTGATCTGATGACCATGCAGACGCAGGCCCAGGTGGAGACGGCCAAGGCGATCCAACTACTTGCCGTCAGAATCGAAAACATAGAAAGGAAGCTGGAAAAGTGAATGAAGAACAATTCTTTCTGTCGTTAATGGCCATTTTATCAGCAACAGTTTTGGGATTTACCCTCATGTGTATAGGGGAACCTGGATATGGTATCGGGGTATGGCTCACTGCACTGGCCATTCTCTTGTACTTTTCTCGGTGCGGACGATAACACCAACTGTAAAGTTTTTCTTACAAGTTCCCTTTAGTTAATAATCAATAGTTTCCGTATGCCTACCCTGTACATACTCATTGTGGACGAACCCGGAAAGGAGCAATGGATGAAAATTTTTCTTACCGAAAGAGACGCCGCTTTTTTCCTGGCTCAATTTAATGAGTGGCATTTGCATGCCAAGTGCCATTGCTACACCGTGGAAGGCAAGCGGCTTGTGCAACTTATCGACAATCTGAACGAATGAATACTATAGAAAGAAAGATGGCCGCGGCTATCCTCCGGTTTGAAGACAGCCGCGTTACCGGGCCGGATTCCCTGCGCGTTTCCCGCCTTCCTGCCGCCGACAAGGGCGGCAAGTGGGAGATTTGCGGCATTTGCGACGGCATTGAACCGGCCGTGTTTAACAGATTGAAGGCCCTGTTGGATGCCGGAAGACGTGAAGAGGCCTGGGAAGGTTGTCTCCAGTATGTCCTGGATAATACCGCCGCCGTGCGCTCCTGGCTGGGTTCCGACGCTTTTCCTGGCGTTGAATTCATCCTGCGGGATCATTATTTCAATTCCGGGAGCAGGAATACCGGGAAGATTTTGCAGCGCGCGCTGAACATTCACGGCGCCGGGCTTGTGGTGGACGGGATTGTCGGCCCCAAGACCCGGCAGGAACTACAGGACCAGCTGGCCGCCACGGGTGAAGCGGTGTTCCTTATCGCCCTGCAGGAGAAGCGTCAGGCGTTTTACCGCTCTTGCAAGCAGTTTCCTGTGTTCGGGAAGGGCTGGCTGAACCGCTGTGACGATGCGTTCAGCGTGGCGCAGGAGCTTGTTTAGTTGTTTTCATCATTAGTTGTTATGAGTTCAAATCCATTAAAAGCTGTCGGAGGGGCCCTGGCAAATATCGCCACGTTCGGGGGATATGGAGCCAATAAGGCGGCCAAGAAGCAGGCAAGCGCCGCCAACGCTATGGCCGATGCCATGGCGAATGCCCCGGAGCAGAAGGTTATTACTACGGAAACCAAGGATGTTTCCCAAGCGGAGGATGCGGTGAATTCGTCTGCCCGCCGCCGCTTGAAGCTTAGTAATACGACGAACCGGAGCAATCCTCTTTCTTCCCTGGCTGGCCTGAGGAAGACGCTGGGTTGATTTTTACACAGGAGATTCATGGAAAATGTTAAAGATTTATTGAGGACGGCAGACGCCCTGTTCACGGAGATGAATAAGAATTCCGGGGATTGGGATGAATTGCGCCGGCGCATCATGCCGAGGATGGAGGGGAAAGCCCGCCAGCAGGAACAGGCTAATGAGATGACGGCTGCGTCCAGTTTTTCTCCGGTGGCGCATAAGTCCCTTTTGAATTTGGCGTCCGCTCATCTTCTTTTTATTACTCCCATGGATCAGAAGTGGTTTTCCCTGCGGCCGCAGGAGGAAAGGGATGATTACACCGATGAGGATGACTGGTACAGCAAAGCGACGGAGGCCGTCTACCGCGCGCTGGCGGATTCCAATTTCTACGCGGCGGCCCACGAGGTTTACCTGGACCGTTGCCTGACAGGGACAGGTTGCATGTTTGCAGATGTTTCCCGTGACGGGTCCCTGGTGTTTAAACACGTCCCTACCGGGACTTATGCGATTGCCGAGGGAGCCCACGGGGAGGTGAATACGCTGGTGCGGACGTTGAAGTTTACTGCCCAGCAGGCCGTGGAGATGTTTAAGCTGCGCAATCTGCCTGTCAAGATTCAGGAGGCGTATAAGGATGCGGAGAGGCGGTACACCGAGATGTTCGAGTTTGTTCACCTTGTACTGCCCAACAGCCGGGCGCAGTTCGGTTCCGACATGGTAAGTCCTGGCCGCCGCAAGTGGTTGGACGTGTATATTGCCAGGGAGGCGGAGAAGATTGTTTTCCATGGCGGCTTTTACGAGTTTCCTTTTCTGGTGACGCGCTTTTTGAAGGGCGGAGTTTCTTCTTACGGCGAGGCTCCGGGGAAGGCTGTGCTGCCGGAGATCAAGGCTACCCTGCTGATGGATCGGGTGATGGATGTGGCCGGCAGCCGGGCGGCCATTCCCAGCGTTATCGTGTCGGCTAAGATGGCAAAGGAGGTTGATTTGCGGGCCGGAGGCAAGACGGTTGTTCCGGATGAGCTTATTAGTTCACAGTTACCGAGGGAATGGGCGAACGTGGGGGATGTGAGGTTTATGCTGGAGCGGCAAGATAAGAAGGAGAAGTTGATCAGGGAGGCGTTTTTCAATGATATTCTCCAGGTGGTTTCAAGCGTGGACCGCGAGATGACGGCTACGGAGGTGAATGCCCGCGAGTCGGAACGCATTATTTGCTTTTTTTCTTCTTTCATTCAGTTTTCGCAGGATTTTCAGACGATGATGAATCGCATTGTCTGCCTGATGTTCCGCAATACGCAGGGGGCCGTGCTTCCGGGCGACGCGCCTGATGAGTTTTTTGTCCGTTCCGCCGATGGGGAGAAGTTTGAGTTGCGGACTCCCCGCACCCGTTATCTGGGCAAGATTGCCCAGGCATTTGACCGTTTGCAGAGGTACGGCCTTGAGGGGGTGTTGAATGGGTTGGCGAAGTATATCCAGGTTTCGGGCGATACCCGCATTGCCAAGCGCATGAAGGCATGGGAGGTATTGCGGTTTATGTGGGACAGTTCCGGCGCCCCGTCCAAGTGCATTGTGTCCGCGTCCGAGAATAGCAAGATGGTTGAGGAGGAGAGGGCGCAGGAGGATCAGATGCGTCAGGCCGCCCTTGCGGAACAATTGGCCAGGGCCGGCAGGGATAGCGCCGCGGCGTCCGCACAGTTTAATACGGATTCATGAGGAATATGTTTGAAGATAAGCCGACACCGGAACAGGTTGAGTTTCTCAAGAGGCTCAACCGGAGACGAGCCGCGCTGAAGGAGGCTTTTACTCCGGAGGTGCTGGATATTTTAGAGAAGGAGTTCCAGACGAATTTGCCCTGCTTTCAAGGGAAGGCTGGTTCCTACGACCCCCTTGACGCGATGCGCCGAGACGCCCAGCGGGAAATGCTCCTGTGGGTGAAATACGAGATCGAACAATATAACCCTGATTTATGATATACAATAGATTATTCCACAATAGGTTCCTGAGGGAAGAGGCCATTCCCGGCAGCGAAGGTGAAGGCCCCGGCGGCGGAGCGCCTCCCCCGGCAAGTCCCGTGGACAGCCCGCCTCCCGCGGATCCTCCAGTTCCGTCCAATCCCTACGATTTTTCAGGGGGTGCGGAACAGTCCGATCCGGATCCCGGCAGTCCTCCCCCGCTTTCTCCGCAGGAGGAGACCGAGTATGAGATTGATTTTGGGGAGGGGTTTGTGGAGAATGATGCCCTGCGAGATATGTTGAAGGGTCATGCCAGGGCGGCAGGGCTGCCGGCCGATGCCGCCGGGAAGTTTCTTTCCGAGGTGGCCGCCAGCATCCGCGCGGACGAGGAGGAGGCTTTTAAGGAGGCTGACGAGGCGTTGAAGGACGAATGGGGAGCGGAGTATGAGACGAATGTTTCTGCCGCCAAGGCGTTTGCCCGGAAGCTTTCCGTGGAGTCCGGCGTTTCTATGGAGAAGATGGCTGTGTTTGCGAGTCCGGACGGGTTCCGCGTTCTGCACGCCATTTCCCGGATGACAGGCGAGGGAGGCTTGAAGGGCGGCGGCCAGATTCCGGCGAAGACGGACCCTGCCGACGAGGCTCAAGCTATTTTGTCCGACCCCAATCACCGTTATTATAAGGCAATCGCCGATCCTTCGCATCCACAGTGGCGGGAGGCTACCGATTATTATAATAAGCTGGTGGGGATTTCCGGTTAGTTTTTTGCGTTGACTATTGGTTCGGAGGGGTGTCCTGCTGTGCGGGGCGCCCTTTCTTTTTTTCATTTGTTCAAGTTACGGTTGTATTCATCAGGCCTGGGGATGTGGCATGATGCCTCAAATGGATAAGGTGACCGTTTTTAACCAGGCTTTGGCCCAGTTTGGGGACCGGGAGTATGTGAAGGGTTCCCCAGCCGGTCGCACCGTTGATTTGTGGTGGCCTACCGTGTTGCGGGAAGCGCTGTTGTTCGGTGCATGGACCTGGGCAACCAAACGTGTTGAGATGGATCGCTCCGTTATGAGACATCCGATTCCGGATGATTGCCTGCGCGTGCTGTATGTGGGGGCGGATTTGTTCCGCATTGAGGGGCGTGATTTGGTGGTTGAGCGTTACGGGAAGCGCGCCGCCGGGACCGATAAGCTGGTGGTGGATTATCTTTCCGACGAGGTGGCCCGTTCCGAAGTGCTGCCGGATCACAGTCCGTTTTTTATCAAGGGCGTTGTGTTTCTTCTGGCGGGCAGGTGCGCTTTGAAGCTGGCTTCTTCTCCCCAGCTTGCGGCCGCTTTGGAGGCACAGGGGGAGGCGTTTTTAAGCAAGGCCCTTTATTGGGACACCTGCCAGCATTCTTCCAACGACCAGGATCCTTTAACAGAGATTTTAAGCAGTTCCATTTTCTGATGTTATGAGTTCCGATTTCGGGGGTTCCCAGCAGTATAAGTATCAGGGGCAGGCGGCTTTGAGCAACGGGCGCGCCACGCAGGCGGCTTATGAGAAGAAGGCCCGCGCCCTGGAGGCGGAGGCGGTTTCCGATTCCCACCTGGCCGCCCGCAATATGAAGCGGATGCGCCAGAATCAGAATGCCGCCATGGGGTCTGTACGGGCACAGCGCGGCGGATCCGGTTTTACTTCCGAGGGGTCCGGCAGCCAGGCGGAGGTGGCGGTGGCGGATGTGTGGGAGAGCGCCATTGGGGACGCGGCCCTTTCCAACGCTGTTTCCGATGCCAATAAGCGGTTTGCCGCGGAGTCCGCCCGATACCAGGGGGATCTGGCCATGATGGCGGCACGCAGCGAGGCGGACCAGTATAAGATGCTTTCACAGAATGCCCTTGGTTCTGCCATGATCCAGACGGCCCTGACGGTGGCGGGGGGTGTCATGGGGGCGGCAGGAATGTCCGGTGGCGGGTTGCTGGGGGGTGTTACCGAGAGCGGGCAGACGTGGGGTTCCGCCGCCGGAGGAACCCAGGGGGCTTTTTCCGGGATGATGAATGCTTATTCCCTTTCCGGTTCCCTGGGAGGGATGGTGCCGGGGAGCATGCAGTCTTCCAACAGGTTGAGGGATTCCCTGCTGGCTAATTTCATGGGTTTTGGAAAGAGATGAGCGTTTCTCCCATGCAGCAGGCTTTTTTACTGATGGAAGCCCAGCGCCCCGGCTGGTTCCGGGAGACCGTTTCCCTGGCGGACGCGGGAGGCGGGGTCGTGTGGTGCTGCCCTTCGTTGTTTTTTGCGGGGGTGCCAGATCCGGAGTCCCCCAGGACGTTGATTATTCTTTTTGCCCACGGCCGCATGGAGGCCGTCAGGGAGCTGGCTTGTCTGGTGCAGGGGCGTTTTGACCGGGCAAGGTGGCAGCGCTGCATCCGCGGACGCGAGGACTGGAAGGAGATTTCCATCACCAGGTTTTTAAGTTTTAACCGTTTCAAGATGAAAGAAGATGAGTGATTTACAGCAACCCATGTACGGAGGAGCCCGGATGAATGCGGCTTCCTCCACCCCTGCCCCGGTCCAGATGCCGGATGTTTCTTCCAAGCCCGTTCAGAGGGCGCTGCAGAATGCCCAGGAGTTTGTGTCTGATGTTGCCCACCAGTACCAGCGCATGAAGGATTTCGGCGAGCAGACGCGGCTGGAAGGCCGGATGAATGATTTGGCCAGCGAGTTTGAGCAGGAGATGACCCGGAGATTGGGGTTTGCCCGCGGTCATGAGCTGTCTTTTTACGATCGTGACGGGAGGCTGAAAGAGAGCGCCCTGAATACGTTTGTACGGAATTACGAAGGGAAGTTCCGCGGATTGAAGGGGAGTTTTGTTTCCCAGGAGGAGGCCGCCAGGTTCGGAGCCAGACAGCAGGATGTGATGCGCCGACTCCAGGGGCGGGCTTCCGAGCTGGTTCTTAAGGGACAGATTCAGGAGTCCAGACAGGCTTTTGAAGAGGGGTTGAAGGGGGATTTGCTGCGGAGGGATTACCAGGGAGCCACCCGTAGGCGCATTCAGGCTTACGAGGCCGGCATTATTTCTGAGAATGGAATGAACAACGGTATTCTGGAAGATACACGGAACGGCCTTTTGGACGAATACGAGCAGGATATGCTGATTAACCCCAGTGTTGCTTTTACGAAGCTTGGGGACGGCTATTTTGATGCTCTGGGCGCAGGAGATGTTTTAAAGCTGAAGGAGAAGACCAGAAGGTTTTTACGTTCCGCGAACCGCTCCGAAGGTGAAGATGGAGCGCCCGGTTACAGAAAGGGTTCTCTTTGGCCGAAAGCTTCCCTCCGTTACGGAGCCACGGAGCAGGAGTACGACTGGGTGGAGCATTATAACCGGACCGGCAGTTACGGGAAATACGCCCCTTCCATTAAGTTTGCCTTCCGGGAGGATTTACGGAATCTGCCCCCCGCCAATTCCGGCGAAGAAAGAACAAGGTACGTCAATGACATGTTGAAGAAGTGGGGGCAGTATGGACAGGTTCTTGGAGATGAAAGGAAGTTGCGCCTGTTCGTGGAAGACCGGATTGACGCCATGGGGAGCCCCAATACGAACCGGAATAATATAGAGGCCGTTTTGAAGGCCATGCCGGATCATGTATATATCCCTTATTTTTCTTACCAGGTAGCTAATGCTTACAAGAGTGGTGACCAGGAGCAGATTAAGAAGGAAGAGAATACGCGGGATGAGGTGGAGGCAGATATTTTGTATAAGACGGAACTTTCCATGACAGAGTGGAGACAGGCTCATCCTAATGCCACACTTGCCCAAGATCTTGCGCAGATCCATAAATTCACCGCTTTTCATGCCGGGAACAGGTTTGCCTATCGGCCTATTACCGAAGAAGACAAAAAAAGATCTGACGAGAGCCGCATGAAGAAGGCGCTGGAGTCCATGCCTTTGTATTCTTTTGAGCAACAGGAAGAGTTGAACGTGTCTCCAGAAGAGAGGGAGGCCCAGCAGAAGAAGGCGGCACAATATATTAAGGGCCAAAGACCTTATTTGCCTTCCCCTCTTGAGAACCACCCTGTTTCTTTTGTCCGGCATGGTACGTCCGGAGCGTATGTTTCCAAGCAGGCTTATGAGGCTATCAAGGCTAAGTTTGGGAATAGGCCTTTTGCCCGCATTTCTCTGGGACGCAACGGAGCTTTTCTAAAGGTTCCCGTGGTCGGGGTTTATGAGGGGACCCCGCGGGGCGTTGAGGTTTCAGGACCGCTTTATGAACGCATGGCGTTAAGGTTTCCCGGTGAACAGGCCAGCGGGAATGTCAGCATTTACGACGGGAAGGATGAACCGGAAGCGCCGAAAGATGGATACGGACCAGGCCTGCTGCCTCCTTTGCCGGGTGGGGACGATACTTACACGCAGGTGAACGATATTGGCGATTCCGCTCTTTTACCTCTTAATCAATAGTTTTAGCACAATAATATATGTTTGCACAGGATGTTTTTGAAAGGTTGGGGCTGTCCCAAGATACGGATTTATTGAACGATCTCCAGAAAGAGGCGTTGTTAGAGCCAACGGAAGCGGCGCAGAGTCCCTATATGGATGACCCGGCATATGCCGGTTTTGAGACTTTGCGCGGTTTGTTTGGTTCCAACCATGGAGATAATCCCTCCATGTATTGGCTGGCACAGGGAGAAGAGATGCCTGAATTTGCCACCGTGGCGGACGCACAGGCTGCCGTCTGGAAGGATTTCCAGAAAAAGGCCCGTGCTTATCAGGCAGAGCAGGAGCGACAGCAACAGGCACGGGAGGCATTGGCTGCTACGATTGATCCCTTCATTGACCGGTACGTGCGCGGGGACGCTGTGGTTCCCTCCCCTGAACAAGTAATGATGATGCAGGAGGCAGGCATTTCTTGGGAGAGTGTCAGACGAGCCCGAAGAGGGATGGAACTTGTCCGGGAATATGACGCGCAGGGCACCCTGTACGACGACAGGATCATCAATAATCTGGCGGAACAGGTGGGAGATGATGAGTTGGCACGGCGCATTGTGCTGAATATGTTTTATAATGACGCCAGGAAGTACGCCAAGGATAAGCACGGTGACGAGTGGACCGGGATTGACTGGATAGATAAGGCAGCCCAGGGGGTAACGGGGATGGTACGCACCGGGGGCGTGAAGGGATGGCGGACAGGTCAGAAGGCCTGGCGGAATTTACAGGTAATGGGAGAGGTGGATGCCGTTACGAATGCAGCTAAGCGTCTGCCGGAGTTGATTGCTTCCGGAATGGATGTGGATGAAGCACGCGCTCAGATTGAGAAGGATGCCACTTTTCTTGAGATACGACGCCGCTGGGCTGCCGATCTGGTTCAAACCATGGAAGCCGGGGAGAAGGAATATTTGGAAGGTGAGGACCGCCATTTGGTTGGCCGCATTGGTTCGCAGCTTGGTTCCATTATCGGAGATACGGCTCCCTGGTTCATTCCTGCCATTGGTCCTGCTATCGGAGCTTCCTCCGCCATGCAATCCCGCAGAGATGAGGGGGTGAGCATTGGGTTAACTATGGAGGAAACGGAGAAGAGGGCCATGATGTTCGGCCAGGCAGATGCTCTGGAAGAGATGATTGCTTTTTCCCCCATCGGGCGGTTGACGCCCGGATATAAGTGGTTGAAGAAGGCGCTTGGCGGTGGGAAGGCCGCCGGGAAGCTGGCCCCGTGGCGGTCTCGATGGATGGCGAGTCCGAAGGCCCAGTACGCTATTCAAGGGCTTTCCGGCGCTGCGGAAGAGGCCATTCTTGAGCCTACAGCCGGGTATTTGATGCGTACTGTACAGAGCATGAATCTGACGGACGAACGCGGAAAACAGACTTTCCGTCAGTATTTGGACGATATGGGGCAGATGATGCACGGAGAACAGGGGCTTGCCCTGCTGGCATTTACGTTTGGGATGTCCGGCTTTAATTATCCTCAAATCAAAAAGGCAGCCCAGGAGTTCGGTCTTTCTCTGCAACATTACAAGGAACTGGGAGGCACGGCCCAGGGGTATCTGGAGGCCAGGGAGGAAAAGACCGCCGAAGGTTTTTTGAATAAGGCCCTTGCCAATTTGCATGATTCCTGGATGGAGGATCCGCAGGCTTCCCAGGAGCGGGCGAGCGCGGCTGCCGGAGAACGCCTTTCCGGGGAACGCATTGAGTCTTTGAGGGAGCTGGACGCGTGGCGGGCTGCCGAGGATGCCGGCATGGTGCCGCGGGTGGAGCCGGCGGAACAGGAGGGGATGTTCCGGGTGTATGCTCCAGCGCGCAGCACGAAAGCGCCGCGGGAGGATGCTTCCGTCTCCAGAGAGGGGCAGGAAGAGAACGCCCCTTCTTACACGCTGATGGACGGCGAGCAGATGACGGCTTATTTACAGGCGTTTGTGAGCGAGCAGGTGGAGAGTGACATCCTCTACACGCAGCATTTGCTGGCCGGGGACGTGACGGTGAGCCAGGCCCTGGCCCAGGGGCGTTTTGACGCGGCGGAGGTGATTACGCGCACAGTGACGGATGAACAGACAGGGGCCGAACGGGTGGTGATTGCCCCGGAGACGCTGGGGCAGATGAAGGCCCGCGCGGATATGGCGATGGCCGCTATCCGCGCCCTGGAGGCGGAGGGTGTGAGTTATGAGGATGCCGCCGCCCGCATGGATGCCTCGTTGAGCGAGCATCTTCCGCTGGGAACCCTTGTGAAGACATGGGAGGAAGCCCAGGAACGCATCAGGACGGAACAGGCCCGCAACCCGGAGTTCAAGGTTCCGGCCATGGATGCCCCGTTTTCCAACGCTTATGTGACGAAGGTCCGCCGGGGAGATACGTTCCGCCGGGTGTTGAGGTATGCCCGCGGGAATGCGACGGTGGAGGATTTGATGGAGGAAACGATGGAACAGGCTGTCATCTCCTGGCAGGCGGAGCAGGGTTTGACCTGGGGCGAGTTCGGCGCGATGCTCCAGGAGGCGCAGAGGGTGATGAATGATTTGTTCCCGGAGGCGCGGGGGGAGGAGATGCAGTTTATTCACCTGGACGCCGGGAAGCCGGTGACGGGTCATGACGCGATTGAGGCTTTTTCCAAGATCGGGCGTTCCCGCTGGCTGGCGGACGCGGTGAATCATCCTTCCCTTCCCTCCTGGCTGCGGAAGCTGCTGAATCACCTGGTGAAGTTCCTGGGGGCTTTCAAGGCGCGCGTGGAGCTGGGCGAGATGGTGCGCCAGGCGGAGGAACAGGGAGTGTTTACCCTGCCGGTTAGGCAGGCGCTGGCGGTGATGCTGGACGCGGGGAATGCCCTGTACCGGGACCAGCAGGGGGATTTGATTGCCCTGACTATGGAACGGGCCAAGGCGCAGGCGGACCTGGATGCCGCTCTGGGACGCGGTGTCGCCACGGAACAGGAGACGCTGGAAGAGCAGCTTGCCGAACGCAATGCCGCTGATGAACCGGGGCCCGTGGACCGGGCGGAAGAAGAGGCCGACGACGCGAACGCCCAGCAGGCGCGGCGCGAACGCACGGAGGCGGAGGTAGAGATGCTGGGGGAACGGGATGATGACGGCGTGTTTAACGGAGGGGTGAGCATCCGTATTGAGGACGGGGTACGCCAGGGTTTTATTGACAAGGACCGGCTGACGCTTTGCCCGGATGTTCCCCAGTTCAAGCAAGGGGCCGATGAAAAGACGGGGGTGGTGAACCGGATTGTGGGGACCTGGCAGCGCAACGCCGCGCCGATTTCCGTGTGGCGCCGGACTGATGGTTCCCTGCAGGTGATTTCCGGCAGGCACCGCCTGGACGCCTGCACGGATGCGGATATTAACTGCACGGTGTATGAAGAGGGGGATCGGTTCAATCTGGACTGGGCCCGGAGGCACGACGTGGAGAACAATATCCGGGACGGCCAGGCGAGCGCGTTTGAGATTGCCCGCTACGTTCGGGATTCCTCCCTGTCCATGGCGGAGGCCGTGGAGCGCGGGATTGCCAGGAAGGGAGCCTCCCTGAAAGGGGTGGAGCTGGGGCTTTATGCCAGCCAGGAGCTTTTGGATGCGCTGGGCAACGGGCTGGTTTCCCCGGATGACGCCTACCGCGTGGCCCTGGCGTTCCGCAATGATGCCGAGGTACAGCGTTCCGGGCTGGCCGTGCTGCTGGACGGCGGGAGCTGGCAGGAGGCTTATAATACCATGGCGGCCAAGGCGAACCTGGAAGCGATTGCCCGCCAGAATGCGGCCAACGGCATGGATATGGGCATGGACCTGTTCGGGAATACGGATAATGAAGAGCTTTACAAGCGCATCGGGAAGTACGCGGCGGAGAAGTACCGCGAGCTCGGCAAGGAGCTGACGGCGATTAACGGCGCTTCCCGGAATCCGAAGGTGGCCCGGAAGTACGGCGTGAATGTGAATGACGCGGCGGCGGTGCAGCAGGTGGTGAAGCGGTTGCAGGAGGAACGTTCCCGCTGGAAGAATTTTGCCGTGCATCCCGATTTGCTCAAGGAGGCCAATGACGCCGTGATGGTGGAGCTGGGGGTGAAGACGCAGGCACAGGTGGATCAGGAGAATGGCGTGCTTCCTTTGGAGGCACCAGAACAGGAGGCGGATTCCGACGATGCGGGGATGTTGCTGCTTTCCCAAGATGTGAACCGGATGCTGGAGGATTTTATAAAACGGGAGGAGGTTCATTTTTCCCTGGCCGGAGAGAATGAAGCATTGCTGGCTCCCAATGGAGAGCCATCCCATCTGACGCCGCAACAGTACCGACAGGTAAGGACGCCAGAGTTTAAGCGGTGGTTTGGGGATTGGGAGAAGGTAGCCCGGTTCAAGGCAGCCGTGGAGAAGATTATGTCTATGGATCCGGTGGCAGCCATTTCCGGCCAAGAGTTCCAGAAGGACGGCATCCCCCTGACCGAAAAGGTGACGAAGTTCTGGAAGGAGCGTTTTAACGGAGTAGCCATTTCTCCCGAACTTGGAGAGGTGAGGCTTGATCTTGAAGGCGTGAAGTCTTCCATTGGACACGGCATCGGTTCATTGAAGTCCGCGGCTTTTGCCTGCGTAGAAGACGTGATCCGGAACGGCGTTGTGTTTGACCGTCAGAAGAATTGGAAAGAACGCGGTTACGATACAGCGGTGATTGCCGCTCCCGTCACGATTAAGGGCGTGGAGTATGTTTGCGAGGTTGTTGTTGAGCAACGTACCAACAGACAGGGATTTTACCTGCATGAGGTGGAGATAAAGAAGAAGCTCGAAGACGTGTTCAAGACCTCCACTGAAGGAGGCACGCCCCAAGCTTCCAGAAGTATATTAGCCCTGCGAGCCGAAGATGTCAAGAGGGAGGAAGAGGGCATGTCCAAGGTGGTGGACGAGAACGGAGAGCCACTGGTGGTGTATCATGGCTCCCCGCATGTTTTTACCGTGTTTGACGTGGAGCGTTCCGGAGAGAATTTTAACCGGAGCCGGGAGGATGGAGGGTTGTTGTTTTTTTCTTCCCTGCCGGAGACGGCGGAAGATGTGCTTCATGATTTAGAGGGCCGTTTTCCGGGGACCGGGTTGGAGAGTGCGCGGCTGTACGCGTGTTTTATGAGGTTGAGGCGTCCGTTTACGCTGGATCTTGGCGATGCTTCACAGCGCCCGTTTTCCGGTGAGGGTGTGCCGGAGAGCGTGAAGGGTTCCCCGATGGCGTGGTATTTGTTTCCTCACGAGTTGAGGAGAGGGTTTGATGAGGGGAATGCTCATGGCGCAGGTTATGACGGTATTGTTTTGAAGGGCAGGAATGCTTATGACGGGAGTCCGGAGGTGTGGGGGATGGCTACGGATTCCCGGCAGGTGAAGAGCGCTGCCGATAACCGCGGGACGTTTGATTCAGAGAATCCGGATATTACGTTTTCTATTATTGGGGAGAAGGCAGAATCCTTCATGGAGTACCACAATAACGGACTTTCCTACACGGATCCGGCGGACGGGAAGCGGAAGGCGATTATTGATTCCCGCGGGGTGCGGTTGAGGAAGGAGCACGTCAGCGTGAGCGAAGGGGGGCATGTGAATGTTTCCCTGGCCGCGGCCCTGGATTTCCCGGAGTTGTTCCGGGCTTACCCGGAGCTGCGGAAGCTGAGGGTGGATTTTTACCGGGACAGCAGGAGCGGCACGGGAGGGTTTACCGATCCGCAGGAGCATTATATTGCCGTGAATGTGGCACGGGGCGGGAAGAACGCGGATGCCGGCATGGTGCTGGATACGATTCTGCACGAGGTGCAACATGTGATTCAGGGGTATGAGGGGTTTGCCCAGGGGGCCGGTCGCATGAGCCGGGATCAGGCGCTTGCTTATCTGGGCGGGAGCATGATCCAGCTGGCGGGCCGGGACGACGCCTGGGCGAAGGAGGCCCTGCCGCGCCTGGAACGGATGAGGCAGGAACTGGAGGCCGGGACGTTGCAGCCGGCGTTTGTGTATGTTTTTTCCCACGGGGAGCAGGAGGCGCGGCTTGCCGGGAGGTTTGAGAAGAATAGCGAGGGCGTGGTGATGAGCGGCCTGAACGGGTTCCGCCTGCTGGACGCTCCGCCGTTTTCGATTCCGCTGACGGGGGATATTACGGAGCTTGGCGGCATTACGTTCGGGGGCGGGAGGTTTGGCCGGATGGCCGACAGGGTTCTGGCGCCGAATGGGGATTGGCTTTACGATGAGATGGTGTTCAGGATGCGGGCCGCCGCGCAGCGGTCCGTGAGTAAGCTGAACCTGTATGAGACCGGGGACCGGGAGCTCGGCCTTGAGCTGCTGGCGGAGGCGCAGGAGCTGATTTCCACGGTGGAGCGGTTTCTTCCCCATACGTACGGGTTCGGGCTGGAACCGTATAAGATTTGGCTGAATGTGTTTTCCCTGCTTTACGGGAATAGCGGGAAGATGGCGCCGGATGAGGCGCTTTCCAGCGCGTTGAGCGCGATTCCCATGGAGAAGTGGCCGGAGATTATGGCGGGAAGTGTGATGAAGCATTTCTGGGGGTATGTAAAACAGCATGAGACGCTGGGGCCCATGTGGGAGGGTAAGATGAAGGAGTTTGAGGAAGAGGCGAAATTTGCCGAAGCCGGGGAGAAGGCCGCGGAATTGGATAAGCGCCGGTGGGAGTTTTTTATAGCGAATGGCGCGGAGTTCCTGGAGAAGTACGGGCAGGTGAAGGTGTACCGCCTGATTAGCAAGTTCATGGCCCGCGTGGTGGAACAGATTGACCGTTACCGGAAGGACCGGACGCTGGGGCGCATCCGCCGCGTGGCGGCGTCCGTAGCTCCGCGGACGAATCCGAAGGGGAAGCCGCTGCGCGGGAAGATGGACGCGGAGAGTTACCGGAGGCTGGAGAGGTGCCTGCGCCTGCTGGAGATGACCGAGAGCCAGTACGATGAGTTTTTCCAGAAGAATTTTCCGGAGGATGCCGAAGAGGGGAAGAGGTGGGAGGATCTGGCCCCGGATGCGCTGGTGCTGGTGACGCTGCCCGACGCGGAAGGGAGGCTGGAAGAGGTGGCCGTAACGCAGCGGGAGTTGGAGGTTTACGCCTGTTATGAACGGATGGACGTGAATACTGCGGAGAAGTGCGGCGCGGCCCTTGGAGAATTGATTGCCACGTCCCGCCATGCCTGGGAGAACGCAGCGGAGAAGAAGAAGATGGAGGTTGCCGCCATGGCCGCCCCACTGCTGCAGGCCACCGGGGATTTGGATGATAGCAGGATGGCGACGTTCCGCCGGAAGGCGAGGCTGCGGGCTTTGCCGAAGAAGCCCCTTTCCCTGTTTGATTATCTGATGAATTTTAATCAGTATATGCAGGCGCTTTCTTCCGTGGAGCCGTTTGCCGGGATTGCCCGCCAGTTTGAGGAACGGGCGGCGCGGTTTAATGTGCAGCGGCAGGCGAGCGAGAAGGAGATGCTGCGTTTTGTGCACAATACCGTAGCGGAGATTGTGGGGTCCGCGGACCGGTACGATATTGCCGAGTGGATTTATGAGGGGCGCATGAAGGAGGATACGGGGATTTCCGTTGTGGAGCGGGAACCGGATTGGAACAGGAAGGCCAACGCCCTGTACCGGGAACGCCTTCTTCATTTGCTGCGCCGGAAGGTGAAGTCCCACGGGCTGGAAGCGGTGCAGCTTTATTTGAGGGAGTTTAAGCTTTCCGAGGATTTGAAGAAGGAGGTGAACGCCCTGTTCGGGCACCGCCGCAAGGAGATTTCCGCCAAGCAGGCGAAGAAGGCATTGGAGCACATGGAGCGCGTGTTTACGCAGAAGGAGTGGGAGCGGTACGGGGACCAGAAGGTTTTTGTGAGGGAGCGGGCGGAGATGCTGCGTTCCAGGACGAAGTATGCCAAGGAGGGGTATCAGCCGAAGAGTTTCCGGCTGGATGGCCTGTCCCGGATGGAGGCGGCGTATCTGGTGCTGTTGTCCGAGCAGGCGGATTATACCGAGGCCCTGGCGGAACGCGGGTTTGACGCGGAGGTGATGGACCGGCTGCGCGGGTTTGCCGGGGATGAGGTGATGCGGTTTGCGTATGCTTTACGGGAGAAGCTGAATGAGCGAAGCGGACAGGTGCAGGAGATGACCGAGAGGCGCTACGGCACGCCGTTTCCGCTGACGGAGAATTATTTCCGGGCGTTTTTCGATGTGACGATGGAGGCGATTGATAAGTCGATTGCCGATGCGGCGTCTTACGGGGAAGCGGCCACGGGCGGGAAGTTCGGGTTGATTCACGCCCGCCGGAAGCATCAGGCTCACCTGGATTTGGAGATGGATGTTTGCACGGCGTTTATGGCGGCCATGACCGAGCAGGATCTTTACCTGTACGGCTCCGAGATCAGCCGTGATTTGCGGGCTTTGCTGAATTTCAAGGGCGAGGATGGCGAGGCGGGCCGGAGCCTGGAGGTGCTGCTGGGGCGGGATGCCGTGGGCAAGCTGATGGCCTGGGCGGATGCGTTTGACCGCGCCGGGGCGGAGAGTATTCGCGGGCACCTGGATATGAACCGCCTGATGAACCGGCTTTCCGGCGCGGCGGCGCGAGTGCTGCTGGCCGGGCGCGTGGGGACGCTGACCAAGCAGGCGACGACGGTGATTAACGCGATGTATGCTTCCGACGAGATTGGCCTTGCCGAGTGGCTGGGGGCCGTCCGCCGGTATCACGCCGGGAAGCTGGTGAAGCCTGTACGCGAGATAGAGGCCCTGCCGGAGCTGGACAGCCGCGACAAGACGCGGTTCAGCGCCACGCTGGCTGCCATGGGGGCCGATGAGGCCGGGCGCCGGGTGTCCCGCCTGGAACGCTGGAGCCGGGAGGGGATGGATTTGCTGGAACGGGTGGATATGAAGGGGAATGCGATTTCCGCGGCTATTTTGTACGATGCGGTTTACCGGAAGATGATGCGTGAGACGCCGGACGCTGCGGAGGCCGAGATTGACGCGGCCGCCATGGCGGAGGTGCGGCGCTCCCTGTCCCGCAAGGGTCAGCCGATGACGCAGCTGCAGAAGTCCCTGGCCGCGCAGCACCGGACCTGGATGCAGGCTGGGATGTTGTTCCTGGGCGGCGAGTCGATCAATACGATGGGCAATGTGTTTTCCCTGGCCCGCAGCGGGCAATGGGGGAAGGCCGGGTTGATGTGGGTTTCTCACGGGGTGGTGCTGGCCCTTCTGAATGGGCTGCTTAATTTCATGACCGATGACGAGAAGCGCCGCCGGAAGCGGGAGTGGTGGCACGCCCTGTTTGATGTGGTGATGGGGCCCGTGATGGGGATCCCGGTCGTGAGCGGGCTGGCAGGCGAGGGGGTGAGGCAGCTTGCGAAGCTGTGCGGGTATCATGCTTTTATGCCGGGGAATAATTTGCTGGTGCCTTTTTCCAATGCGGCGGATATCGGGAAGGCGTTTTCCAACGCCTGGAAGGTGTTTGACGGCAAGGAACGGCCCTGGGAGGATGACGCCCTTTCTTTCCACGAGCTTTTACGTACTGCAGCGGCGGGGACGGTGGCGTTTTCTCCGCGGACGACCAAGGGGGGCGCCGCTGCGGTAGGGGCTGCCCTGACGATGGCAGCGTTGCTGAATGTGACGGAGTTTGCCCTTAAAACAGTCCGCAGCGTTCAGGAGAACGGTGCGGATTGGGATAAGTGGGTTGGGAACCGGAAGTAGTTAAAGTATCTTATCCAGTATATACAAGCGCGACTACCTAAGGATAGTGTCTGCTTTAACAACTTTTTCTTTTGCTTGCTTCTCCAAATTTGGAACTGCTCTAAACATAGAAGCAAGCTCTTTTGCATCTTCAATTGACATTCTAATTGAAAATTTGCCTGTCCCTGGATCATTAAAAAACAACTGAACATGGGAACTTGTTTTTCCAAGCACATCTATCATAGATTTAGATTCATTCAACATGGATATAAAATAAATATCAAACGAATACTTTCTTGGATTTTTTTCTAATGGAGCATAGTAAGAGGCAACAAATTTATTTGTTGCTAATTCACTATCTTCCACTATATCGGCCCATTTTGCGCATTTTTCTAAACTTTTTGCTATATTGATTGCATCTTTGTTTGAAAAATATTGTGTAACAAATCTAGGGTAAATATTTTTTTTAATTTTATCTTTTGGAAGTATAAAAATCACCAATCTATGCCATTCATCACTTGAGACATGCAAGTGTATTTTAAAATCACATTCGTTCAAAAAATGTATATTTAATATTTTGTCACTTTTTACAGAACATTCGGTTCGAGCAAATGAGACTCCCGAAATAAATACCCACACCGCAAATATCACATATAGAATCTTCATAGAATGGAATATTTACTAGCTCCTCCACAAATCTTGCAATTCACACCGCTGGGCGTATCGCTGGCTCGCCCTTTGCAAGCCCGGTAGTACCGGCAGTTTTTGTTATGGGTCTTGCCCGTTGAGCTGATCCAGTACGCTTTTTCTTCCGCTGTTGGCTTGGCCGCTGGTTTCCGGTGGTAGTGGTATTCCCCTGTTTTGCGGTTGTAGTGACCGCCGTTGGCGTCCAGGCCGCCAGGGTGCGCGCCTGCAAGGGAAGTGAGAGAGATGAGTATTAAGGGAAGGAGTGAGGTTATTTTCATGGCATTTTGAGATAGATATGGGTTGCATCCAGTTTCCAGGCCCCATCACTTGCCAGACCGACGGCAGGCAATAGAAGGAGACATCCGCCCACTGCGTCAAGGATGCCTGTGGTGGATATGCTGTAGTTAATAGCGGCGCAAGCGGTCCGGTTTCCTTTGGTAGCCGTAATGGTGTGACTTTCTCCTTTGGAGAGATGCGCCGTAGCCTGGCCCTGCCCCAGATAAACGCCGTCCGCACGAATTTCCGCGTCTTTTTCCGAGGCAGTGATGGTAACGGGTTGCTTTCCTTGAACAAGAAGGGAGCAGGAGGATAGAAGAGGAAGGGTAACGGCCAGAAGAGTGACCGTTACCCAAGAGAGCAGTCTCTGTTGAGAGAACATGAGAGGGTTTAATTTTTTCTCATGATGGGATCACCTTCCGCAACGAAGGATTCCTGCCCGTAAATGAAGGGTATGTAAAACCATTTCCGTTCAAGCGTAGCATTGGAGAGACCAACACAGTTTGGACCATTTTTTTCAATGGCGTTATCAATGGCTTCTTTCATGTCAGGAATGCCTGTTGGGAAGAAGACGATGATATGTTTTTTGTCTTCCCCTTTAGAACGGACGTTGTAAGTGGTGGTATACCCGGCGGTGTGCTTCAGATCCATGTTTTTGGTGGAGGCAACGGTGAGGTCCGCCACACGGGTGGTGCACGAGACGGCCAGGAGAGCGGAGCCAGCTAACAGCAAGTGTTTTATCTTCATATTTATGTAGTTTGAGTTGTTTCAGTTCTGCATTCAATATGTTTTCATAAGATATATATGTTATGCTTGTTACGTCTGCATTTTCTATTCTCCTAACAAATAATTTATGTTTTTCAGCTAGTAATAATAAAGAGTCCTCTCCTGCTCCGAAGGCCAAGATGCGAAGCTTTCTACGATTTTTCCGTCTTATTCCTCCAAATCCACTACTGCGCTCAACTTCAGGTGCAACGCAATCCTCGCTCGGAGAAGAAGCCAAATTAGTAAAAAGAATCTATTGACTTGAAAAGAAACGACATCTATACAGAAAACATGGAGATCAAAGAAGCTGTTTCAATTTGTTTTAAGACTCTTGGTAAGAAAGAGGTGCATGTGAATGAAATTGCAGAAAGCATTATTCAAAATATTTCCGAGTTTAAGGATTACAACCTAGACGAAATAAAGAAGAAAGTGAATGCTTTTTTGGCTGCTAATGTCAGAAGCAAGTCTCCCATTTATGCTAAGGTGCAAAATCCAAAAACCAGAAAAGCCCGTAAAGGTTTATACAAACTCAAACCTTCCCCAAAAAATAAACCGATTATCAAGGTGGCTGTCCAGCCGGAGCTTCCCATAGGAGTTCCAAGGACAGCTATTTCTTCTTCCGGGAATAAGCGAGTAGATTTTAACTGCTCTGCCTGTGATAAGATATTTTATGGGAAAGGAGGAGAATTTTCCGTTGTAAGCGAGCTATTGTTTAGGGGATATAATGCAAGTATTATGTCTGTTGATGAGGGCATTGATATTACAGCTTCCAAAGGAGATAAATTTTTCTTTATTCAAGTTAAAACATCTTTTTTCAAGGATGACAAAATATCAGTTTTTATCAAACCTAACAATTTTATTAATAGCTCTACTGCAAATATCTTCTATGTCATTGTTTTCCGTTATCCATGCGATGGACATATGAACAACCGCTTCCTTATTCTTCAAAATGGAGATATAGATCGAATGCTGCATGGAGGTTATATAAGCAAATCAGAATCCGGTATGACAATCAAGGTCAAGCAAGATAATAGAGGATTGTTTATCTATAACCGAGATAAAGAAGAAGACGCAACCTATTACCTAGATAATTTTGAACTTATTAGGTAGAAACTTATTTAATAAAAAGCCCTTAGCCTGAAGGCTAAGGGCTGAACAGGAGTGCTTTTCTGAAAGGATGCTAATATCTACCCAAATTAGATTTTTTTTCACTTATTGAGGATGTCCTAAAGTAATTAGAGGCCTCTGGAGAAAGAGCTGTTTCTTTTTCGGAAGAACATGCAGAAGGGATAAATGGAATTGAGAATTGAATTCTCTGAGTACACGAAGTTTGTATATTTGTATTTTTGCCTATTTCGCCATTTATTATTGTTGGTATTTGAATACTAATTCCGCCACCGCCTTTTTTCTCTTCTGTAGCAACAGCACAAATATCAAAATGAATCATTTGGACACTTTCATCTAATCGTACTCCCTTAATCGCAACAGGAGCCACAGGATCGTTTTTTTCTTTACAAGCTTCCTTAGCTTCTTTTATCCCTATGCAAATTTGTTTAATAGTTTCTGATACAAATTGTGATATATCCATATACATTTATGTATTATTAAATTTTTTCCCACTTGTCCAGGGTTTCTACGTAAACACCGGAGATCTTGCCGCCGTCCATGGGTTCGATGTCTCCGAAGTCGGGGTTGATAGGATGGAGGGTGTATTCCATTTTACCGGTTTCCGGGTTTTTCCTGCGGACCAGTTTTTTGAGCGTCACGCCGCGTTCATCATGGTATTGAACAATGGTTCCAGGTTTGGGGATGGGGGGGATGGTGTATTTTTTCATGATGACCACGGAGCTGTCCGGAATGGAAGGTTCCATAGAGTGACCGTTCACGCGCAGCAAGTATTCCCCTTTTTCCAGTTCACGGTATAGTCGGATGTCCTGCGGAATGGTGTCTCCATCCGCCAGGTTGCCGGCGGCAATGTTGCCGATGATTCGTCCCTGAGCCTCCAAGGGAGGGGCTGTGAATGTTTCTACCGGGGTAAACTTCTTGCGGGCTTCCTCTTTTTCTTTAGCGGCGTTTTTAAGGGCTATATCCGCAAAATCTTTGAGCGCGTTACGGAAGGCACTGTTGATAAACTCCATAAATGTTTGCTGGGTGGCGGTCATGGCTGCACTTATTACCTCCCATTCCTCGTCCGTGAAATCAATTTCCACTTGGGGTGGAATGGGGGAAATCGTCTCCGTCATGAGACGCTGGATGATGAGCAGGGCTTTTGAGGGGACTGGACGCGCTGCACTTAACCAATTATCAAGTACCCTTTTACCAACTCCACATTGTTCCGCGAGCCATTCGCGGGATTTTCCGGAGTCCTTGAGCCATTTTTTTATGTCTTCCTTGGTGGGCGTCATACGTTGATAATACATCATTTGTGTGATATGTCAACAATTGATGAAAAATAATTGTCAACAAAAGATGAAAATAAATCTTGCAAAATGTCAACCGATGGTGTGAATTACATTCATCAAACGTAACACGCCATGTACTCAATCATCAAATTCAGCGAAATGGAGGACGGCATCAAGAATTGCCTGCTGGCCTATGCCGAGCAAGGCATCCGGCCCAAAGAAGTGATGAAGTCTCTTCTTATCCGAGAAGCTCAAAGGCTTGGGTTTGTAATAACCACAGCCCGCGATCTCCCTCGCCCAAAGAACCCCAAGAAGCCCGCGGCATGAACATGAAAACCTCCCCCCAAGAAAGAAACATGAATACAAATACTGAATTACCGAAGAATGCAAAGCTGCTTACCGTGGAGGAAGCGAAGGAGCTAGTGAATAATAATTACCGCTATTATGTTAATGGTGATGGTCTGGTAAAAATACAATATTCCATCTCTCCGCAACCTCTACATGGAACGGAGTTTCTTGTAGTTGGAAGTGAAGAAGGCAAATGCCTGATTACCCAAAGAAAGGAATTCGAAGATGCGATAGAATTGCGGACAACTTGCGATCAATAATTTCGGCCTGAGATTTACTTGCTGTTTTTTTCTTTAATTCATCAACATCTTTTTTCAGTTGAATGATTTTTCCATTTATATCTATAAGGGACTCTTTGACAAATTGCTGAAATTGATATTCTTCCATATTCATAGCGGACTAATAATAATAAAATAAGACTATTTCACAATCATAAATGCTGCCAGGGGAATACGAAATCCATATTCATAGCACTCTATCCCTCAAAGCGAAAGCAGGTAGCACCAATTTCCAACAAATAACTAATGATGAACTGGACTGAATTTATTGTTGTGACGCTGCTTAACCTGGCAGGCTACCTGTCCGCGCTGATGCTTGGTATCAGCCTGGGAGAGAAACACATCATACGCCAGGTGAACAGAACCCTGGAACAGATGAGAAAGGAGCGGGCATGATTATCGAATACGACGACGAAGACCGGTGCATCCGGGTGAATGGCGAATACGTCGCCATCCGGGAAGCGGAGGGCCTCAAGGACGAGCTGGAATTAGCGATTGACCAGTGGGAGGTGGATCACGCCGAGCAGTGCGATAACCCCGACGGCCACTACGACGACTGAATTATGGAAGAAGCCCTTATCGAAGAATTGAAGCTGCTCGGCTGGCACGAGCTTTGACTAATCGCCCGGCCCAGGTGGGGCCTAAAAACCAAAATACACAAATCGGTAGATAAGAATAATACGGTCTGGCAGGCGCGGGGCATACCCGTCCGGGCGGCCATTTTAATTAACCGAACATGAGCACGAATGAAAAAACGTTGAAGAGTCTGGCGGAGGCCCTGGAAACCATAGCCAGGGTTCTTAAGGAGGCTGCTTCTTCTCCTGTCCCTTCCTCCCCGGAGGCGGCGAGCGTGGGATTATTGCCTGATTCCGACGAGGCGCAGGCGATTGCCGCCTTCCGCGGCAAGGTAGTTGTCACTTTGGATGACGTAAGGTTCATGACGGGCTGGGGAAGAGAGCGCATTCTTGCCCTTGTCCAGGATGGCAGCATTCAGGCGTTGCCCGGAACAGGAAGCGCCGGATGCCCCTATGAGTTCCCTGCCCTGTCTGTATGGCGCTATATCCACCAGCAGGATCATGCACAGAAGCCTCAAGTGAATGGAGTGGATATGAATATTCTTCCCCCGCGCAGAAGAAGAAAGGGGGCTGCGGCATGAATACCTTTTTCAAGTTCTTGGGGGCCTGCTCCTTTGGTCTTTCCGCTGCGTGCCTGTTCTGGCTGGCGGTAGAGCTGGATAACGCCGAGCTGCAGGCCGGCAAGAGCCCGCATTCCGGGTTTACGCCGGATTGCCCGATTCCTTTTGACGGCTTGGAAAAACCGTCCCGCCCTCACGGTATGAGGAAACGCAATAACCAATAGAATACCAATACAATGGACAATACCGAAGAAAAGAATGCGCAGTCCTGCACGCCGGACGAAGCCTGCTGCTGCGATACTGTTGCATCCACAAAAGAAGAAATCAGCGCCGCGCTTGATAACCTTGTTGATTTGATTAAGCGTTACGATGGGCGCGCTATTTTTTCCGCCTTTTTGGAGGTCCCGGAAGAAAGAAAAACTCGGCACATATTAGAATCCTCCAGCTCCGTTTTTCAGTCTGAGAGAATGAATTTCAAAGTTTACGGGTGGACGAGCGCTTGCGGCTATCTTTTCAAAGCAGGCGAATGCTTTGAGGGCAATGTAAAAACTATGGGAGAAGGCGTCCGTTTGTTCCTTGAACAACAGCAAAAAACGAAAATGAATGATCGGATGAATCCCATTGCCGCCATGCTCGGAATCGCTGGTTGCGAGTGCGAGGAATGCGAAGACTGATTCGTCATCTATTATTAACTATTAGATCATCAATATTATGAGTGAAGTAACTAAACGACAAGTACCCGGAGATGTCTTTTTCGAAGGACTTTCCGAGATTAACGAAGGGGCTCTTTTGGAAGCCCTGGACACCAAGATGACCAGCCTTGTTTCCGCCGTGCTGGCAACCGGGAATAATGGTTCCCTGACTCTTAAGCTGTCCGTGAAGCGCAAGGGCGGCGTGAATCAGGTGGTGATTGAACCGAAGGTTACGGCCAGCATCCCGGATCCGACGATTGCCCCGCGCATTATGTTTGCCGATACCTCCGGCGCCCTGCATACGGACGACCCCGCCCAGGGGAAACTGGACCTGGATGCTCCTGTGAAGGTGACATTCCCGGCTGCTGCCGATGTTGATGCCGGAGTCCCCGCCAAGGTAGCTAAGCGCGCCTAAGTTCCCAACAACCCTGTATAACAACATAAACATTATAGAATTAAATTATTATGGACAACTTGAACGAAGAAACTCTGGCAGCCGTACGCGTGCAGGAAGTGGCGAATGGTCATGCTGCCGTCGTGCCGGAAGGCTACACGCTATATCATCTGGATTGCCTGGGCAATACGCCCCCTCGCAAGGCCGGCAGTGTTCAGCTGCTGGACCTGGAAACGCTGGCAGATTTCGTGAAGGCGGAAGATGCCGAAAATGGCGTCAGGAGCGTGATTTACGTGAGCGACAGAGAAGTAAACGCCGTGCTCAATTATTATTCCCCCGATGGTAATGGATGGGGGGACCACCAAGCCACCATGCAGCTCAACAAGACGGTGGAATGGGAGAATTGGACCAAATACGACGGACAAGCTATGTCTCAAAAGGATTTTGTTGAATTCCTCGAAGAGAACAGCAAGGACGTGATGGAGCCCACCCCGTCTGCAATGCTGACGTTGGCGAGCAAGTTCGACATGCACCGCAAGGTGGAGTTTAAGTCTGCCTACCGGGCATCCGACGGCGAAACGAAGCTGACTTATAACGAAACGGTGGATTCCAAGAGCGGCGAACTGAATGTTCCCACGGAGTTCACGATTGCGATTCCGGTTATCCGGGGTGCCGAAGGAGATACCACGTATCAAATCAAGGTGCGTCTGCGTGTGCGCTTGGCTGACGGGAAGCTGTATTTTGTGTACCAGCTTATCCGCGCGGACATCCCGGAACGCAATGCGATTAAGGATATTGCCGACAAGCTGGCAAAGGATTTGCCGGAGAACCGGATTCACCGCGGCGCCGTGTGCCTGTGTACAAAATCCTCCTTCACCGGAGAAATCGACCGATAGTGAGTTGGCCGGGGCCAGCGCCAACTGGTCCCCGGCCTGTTATCAATAGCTAACCAATAGAATACTAATAACGTGAATACCAATACAACAAACGAACTTTCCAATCAAGCGCCAGGCAATCCGTTTGCCGTTCAGGCTTCCGCCGGAGGCGGGGCCCTGGCTGCCATGACGAGCAATGCAGCCGTTACTTCCGTGCTGGCTTCCATTTGGATTGCCAAGCAGTTTCCGCGGGATTTGGCCGAAGTGACGGCCCGCATGAACCAGGCTTGTTCCCGGCTGACGCTGGCGCAGTCCGCCACGTATGCTTTTCCCCGCGGGGGAACAACGGTGGAAGGCCCCAGTATCCGGCTGGCGGAAGCCCTGATCGGAGCCTGGGGAAATGCGGAGGCCGGATGGAAGGAGCTTGGCCGCCATTGGGACCCGAAGGGGGCGGACGGCAAGGGCTGCATGGTTTCCGAGTGCGTGGCTTTCTGCTTTGACAAGGAGACCAACGTGCGCCGCGAGATTTCTTTCACCGTGAACCATACCCGGGACAAGAACGAGTATGAGGGCGGCAAGAAGGTGATGAAGCGCGTTGCCCTGGATAGTGAACGGGACGTGTACGAGCTTTGCGCCAATATGGCTTCCCGCCGCATCCGCGCCTGTATCTTGCAGGTGCTCCCCGGCTGGTTGACGGAAGAGGCTTTGGCTGCAACCAGGAAGACGTTAGAAAACGGCGATTCCCGGCCTCTGGCGGATATCATCCGGTCTTTGGAGGCAAAGTTCCGGGAGTACGGCGTTTCCCGCGCGATGCTGGAGGCGAATTTGGGGCACAAGTTGGAGGAGACGACCAAGCCGGAGGTGGTGAAGCTGGGGAAGGTGTTTAACAGCATTGCCGACGGGATGGTTCGGGTGAAGGATGTGTTCCCGGATGACGACCAGCCCGCCCGTGAACCCTCCCTGCCGAAGACTCCTGCATCTGCCCCCGCTCCAAAGGCAGCTCCCAGGACGACGCAGGCCCCGCCGCCTGTAACCGCACCGGCGCCGGAAGACGGTATTCCCGGCCTGGATGTGCCGGAGGATGTGCCTTCCTTTGGTTCTTTTGAGCATTAACTCCTGATGTTGATGATGATGGACGCAATGGAAATGATCAAGGATGAACGTCAGGGGCTGCCCAGCGCGAGCGGGATGCAGCGGCTTTTCCTCTGCCCTGGAAGCTGGAATGCAGAAAGGAAATGCCCTCACGACGAAGAGAGCGAGGACGCCGCCATGGGAACCATGCTGCATGCCTGCATGGAACAGGGGACAACGCCGGAAGACCCGGAGGACGCCGAGGCCGTTGCCTGGTGCCGCGAGATGGAAGATTTTCTGTGCAATAAATACCTGGGAAGTACGGATGTCAGCCGTTATCGGGAAGTCCGGTTGTTTGAGCGCGGCGACCGCCTGTTTTCCGGGAAGCCGGATATGGTCGCCGTGGGCACCCGCAGGGCTTTGGTGGTGGATTATAAGTTCGGCCGCCTGCCTGTGGCGGCTGCCGAGTGCAATTTGCAGTTGAGCGCCCTGGCCGTGCTGGTGATGGATATGTTTGAGGATGGGGCTGTGGACGAGGTGTTTGTGTGCATTTTGCAGCCTTACGCGAGCCGGAAGGAGCCTGCCGTTTGCCGGTACACCCGCGAGAGCGTGGAGCAGGCGCGGGCGTTTTTCCGGGCCTGCATTGAGCAGGCGCAGGATGAGCACGCCCCGTTGAAGCCCAGCGAGAAGGCTTGCCGTTATTGCCGGGCCCAGTCGTCCTGCCCGGCAGTGAAGCTGGCTTTGGTGAATGTGACGTCCGGGGATTTGACGGCGGCCTGGGAAGAATGGTCTCCCGAAAAACGGAGGGAAGCCTACGACCTCGCTAAACTCGCCAAGAAATGGGCCGCTTCTGTGGAGGCGAAGGTAAAAGCCGATTTGAAGGCCGAACTGGAAATTCCTGGGTTGTGTCTTACTTCCGGGAAGAAGGCATTTACGGTGACGGATGCCGCGGCGGCTTTTCAAATTCTTAACGGTTTGTTCCCCGACGACATCACGGCGCAGGCGTTTACGGCCTGCTGCAAGGTAGGGATTACCGATCTGGATAAGCTGGTGCATTCCGTGCGTAAGGCTGCGGATGCCGGCGCCAAGGTGGCCGAGTCCAAGGATTGGCTGCGTAAGACGCTGGCGGGATGCGCGGAAGTGAAGGTTTCTGACGGTTCCGTGAAGGAAGTGGAAGGAGGTGCGGCATGATGACCACGCTGACCATTACCTTGCCCCACACGCCGCGCTGCCTGTCTCCCAATGCCAAGGCCCCTCTCACGCAGAGGGGGGCCCAGGTGGCGGGATTCAAGAAGACGGCTGCCAAGAGCCGCGCCCGGAATATAGCCTGGGGCAGGACTTATGAAGCCCTGAATGGACGGAGGATGCAACCGACGCATTACCGGGTGGCCTGGTTTTACAAGGGACCGAAGCCGGACGCGGATAATTGCCTGGCGCGCTGCAAGGCGTATCTGGACGGGGCCTGCAAGGCTATGGGCATTGACGACCGTACGCTGGACTGCGCCGGGATTGACCGCGTTCATGATCTGGATAGGGCCGGACAGGTGGAAATCGTGTTTGAAAGGAGGGGGAATGAACACTAGAGCACCACGGAAAAGGGCTCTGTCCCGGTATTTAGGAGGGAAGAACAGAATCGCCCCCTGGATTATCTCATTCTTCCCACCTCATAAAATCTACGTTGAACCATTCGGAGGTTCCGGGGCTGTGTTGCTTAATAAACAACCCGCATGGATGGAGGTCTATAACGACCTTTATGACCGGGTGGTGAATTTCTTCGAGGTGTTGAGAGATCCGGAAAAATCCGAACGGCTGGCCAGCCTGTTGGAATTGACGCCCTACGCTCAAACGGCCTATGCCCGGTCTTTTGAAATCGCTGAAGATCCTGTTGAAGATGCTCTCCGATTTGCCGTCAATAGTATGATGAGCTACGGCGGAGGAATCCACAAGCCGGGGTTCAAGCGCAATGGCATTCTGCGGACTACTACATACCCCAAGACATGGAGGGAATATCCCGAAATCGTTCGGGAATGTGCCGCCGAGCTGCGAAGCCGGAATATCGAGATTAACAACATGGACGCCCTGCAGGTCATGGCTCGCTATGACTCACCGGATACGCTGCATTACGTGGATCCTCCCTATGTGCAATCTACCCGCGGCAACCAGGTACGATACGAACACGAGTACGATCAACAGGATCATGAGCGGCTTCTTTTCTTTTTACAATCTTTGAAAGGCAAGATTGTTCTGTCTGGCTATGATTCCGACCTTTATTCCAGGCATCTTTCCGGCTGGCGGAAGGAATGCAAGGTTTCTCACGATACGCAGGGCGGCAAGAAGATTGAATGCCTGTGGCTTAACTACAACCCACAATTAACGCTTTTTTGATATGCCAACACGATTGATCAGAGATGCTATTTTGACATCAGGGCGCGTCGCCTCTCTTTCGTGGGAGGCCGAGGTGTTCTACCGCCGCCTGATGTCTGTGGCAGACGATTACGGCCTTTATGACGCCAGGACGCCCATTCTCCGTTCTGCGCTGTATCCTCTCCAACTCGACAAGATGAGCGAGTGCAATATTCAACGCTGCCTCTCCGCGTGTGAGGCAGCGGGGCTTATTCTGCTTTATTCTCACAATGAGAAGCCATACTTGATGATTCTGGGGTTCGACCAGCAGGGGAAGTCCATGCCCAAATGGCCGCTTCCGAACGGTTACGAAGTGCTGAAAGTTTCCGACAAGAAATACGAACTGCGGAAATTCGTAACAGATCGTAACGATTCGCCTCAACCCGTTACTTATGCGAATGCGTATTCGGAGACGGAGACGAAGACGGATGCGAATGCGACGAAATTACCTGTAAGCCGAGGCATAGAGCAGTTTCCGTGGAACGCGGAGGATGTGCGGCTTTTCATGGCGGCCCAGCTTATGGCTCCCAAGGGAGACGAGTTGAAACGGTGCGCAGAGTCGTTTTTTGATGATTTCAGCGCCCGTGGATGGCGGGACAGCAAGGGGATTCCTCTTGCCGATTGGAAGCCGGCAGCCCGGAAGTATGCCCGTTCCTGGGTCACGAATAATGCGCAGCGGGGACATCAAGGTTCGTCTGGGCGGAATGATGCCAACGCGGGAAGGAGGTACGAATGATGGATGATATTCAACGTTTGGCCGGGCAGGTTTCCGTGATGCCTTCCCAGGACGGGATTGTCCGCAGTTACAAGCCGGTACGGTACGATATGGGCGGGTTTGACGAGTCCGTTCACCCGGAGGTGCAGGCCATGCACCGGGAAGTGCAGTGGTTTATTAACGATATCGTTAATAAGGTTCGTCCGCGCCGCTGGCTGTCCCTGCTGGGGGCTTCCGGGGTGGGCAAGACTCATCTGGCGGAGGCTGCCAGGGATGCGCTGACTAAATCACGCCCCACGTTGCCCATTCAGCTTTGGAAGTGGCAGAAGGTGGTTTCCATGCTTCGTTCCGGGGATTGGGCGTTTATTGAATATTTGGTTAAAGAGGTGTACGTGCTGATTCTGGATGATATTGGCGCGGAGAATTCTTCCCCAGCTATTCTTTCCGCCCTGAACCGTGTTGTCGATGGGCGGCTGGGGAAATGGACGATGCTCACGTCTAACCTGCTGCCGGACAATATCAGGGAGACCTTGGATGCCCGGATTGCCTCACGACTCTACCGCGGCAATAACGTGGTGTGCCGGGTCAAGGATGCGCCGGATTATTGTTTTGAACGGTATATGAGAAGGGAGGAAGGGAGATGAAGCAGTCAGAGTTAAAATTGATGTCCATCATGTCCGCAGCCTTTTCACGGCTGAAAATGTCTCCGGTTCAGATCGCTATTCTTTCCTGTATCGGTCTTAATCCCGGCATTCGGTTCGGAGAAATTGCCAACCGCGTTTCCGTATCTTCCAGCCGTTTGTGCTTTCATCTGAATACCCTTTGCGGTGCAGGAGACGTTTCTACCTCCCAATATGGAGGCAGATTCAAAAAAGGTTATTTCCTCACGGCACAAGGGCGTAAACGATTGGAAGACGCTATCACACGAACGATGAAAGATCATGTCTAAGAGAGATAAAACATCTATTGCCACAGAGAAGAAGAAGGAATTCGCCAGGCTCTTGGTTGAGTCAAAATTGTCCAAAGCGGACGCATATCGTAAAGCTTACAAGCGCAAGGACATGAGTAATGACGCAGCCAGCAAGGCGGCTTCTCGTTTGTCCAAAGATGGCGAAGTTTTGCGAATGATTGACGAATTAAACGCCCAGTTGGACAGATCAGCGGTTGCCACCAAGCAGGAATGCCTTGAATTTCTTACTGCTGTGTTGCGTACACCAATTGGAGAAGTGGGCGAAGATTCTCCTTTATGCCAAGAGGTTGCCTACACGGATTCAGGGATGCGCAAGAAGATGCCCGGCAAGATTGAGGCGGTGAGGGAACTTTCCAAGCTGGCCGGTTACAATGAACCGGAACCGGTGGATGTACCTGGGCTTTCAAAGATTGCCGCAGTACTTGCCGGAACGAAACAGGAGCATCTTGTACATCCTGATAATGGTAAAGCCGCTCCGATTGAGTTTGATAGTGAGGAGGAAGCATCGGAAGACAAGGAACGCCGCCCAGGGTTACTAGACGGCGTGGGGAATGAACCGTTGGTTTAAGGATGGAATTTTATATTTGATTTCACATAGTTAAACATATCACTTTCACTTTTAAATGAGCAAATATAAAAATATTTTTCTACAAAATCATCTTTATAGGTATTAAAAGAAAGATATTGAAAAACTCTTTCAACATCATCTTTTTTATTTAACATCAACATTGATATATATAAAAGAGATAAAAAATTAGGAGGTATTTGAGAAGCCATCATCCATAAATCATTTTTTAATATATTTCTATAATCCTCATCCCATTGAGAATCCTCTATGATACATATTGTTTTCTTTAATGCCGAATAACAAGTAGAAGCTACAGGCGCCATAATGACTAAATAATGAGAAACTAGAGCAACTTCCTCACCAATCTCTTTATCTGTTGGCATTCTTTTTATATTTCCTTCGAACCAAGATTCTATTGTTAAAAAATGACGTTGATAATCCTTCAAAACATTTATACCTTCTGATTCTTTTTTATCTATGTTGATCATATCGTATAATACATATAAATTTTTTACAGAATCGCGTATTAATCCTGTATAATTGAGAACCATAGAATCTACTCTATCTTTCCTCATTTCGGAAAACTGTTCATTAAAATTATCTTGTTGCTTAAATATTGTATAAATTAATCCTACAAATGCTAATCCCGCAAATAAGGCATTCAACCCTCCGTACATATCTCCACTGATTCCGAAACGGGAGGTTTCTGGAAAATTGATTCCTTCAAACAACCAGTCCGCTATACCAAGACTTCCCCATGTGATGAAGGGCCATGCAATAAAGAGAACGAAGGCACCGAGAATAAACCAGCGTGCTTTTTCCCATTCTATACTTTTCTTTTTCGAAGAAGATTTTTTATCTGACATAGAGGGAAATGTAATCCCTTCATATCCCGATTGTCAAAGTATTTCACCAATCTAACCATACAGATTTAGTCAAGTTACGGTTGTATTCATCCTTCGTTACTTTGTTGTAATGATGGTACATGATTCGATGCGCTTTCAACGGAGGCGAGCTTTCTCCTACTTCCGCCGTCCGGGCAGACTTGGATAATTTTCACCGCGGGGCTTCCAGGATTGAGAATCTGGACCTGGGCCAGATGGGCGGCGTTTCCCGGCGCCGCGGGTTCCGGCGCGTGGCTGCCGCTTTGGAAGGTTCCGTGATTTTGCCTTATGTTTATTCCACCAATGACCGTTTTCTTGTGGAGGTGTCCCCTTCCCTGCTTCGCGTGTTGTCCGCCGAGGGGGATGTGGTTGCCTCCCTGCCTTCCGTGTGGAGCCAGGACGATGTTTCCGCTTTGCGCCACAAACAGGTGAACAGCATGTTGTTTCTGGCCTGCCCCACGCATGAGCTGATGGTGCTGAAACGGGATGACGAGGGCATGTTTTCCCTGGCTCCCTATGAGTTTAAGGCCCGCCCCTGGCGGTATGAGGAGTTCCGGGATTTTCCGGTGCGCCTGACGCTGGATGAGGGGTGTTACAGGGTGTCTTTCGGGGAGCATGCGTCCGATGCGGACGCAGCGGTTAACGAGGGGGATGTGATGCGCGTCCAGGTGACGGTGCCCCAGCAAACCGGGTTCAGCACGGGGGCCGTGGTTCACCAGGGTTGGGTGATTGCCAAGGCGTTTACGGCAGCCAGCACTTTTACGGCTGGGAAAAAGCTCTGCCTCAATGAGGGGAGTTATTGGTCCTGGTGGTCCTGTGACAAGGATTTTAACGGGGCGACGGATTTTGTGGATGGCCTCATTTCCCCGGCGGATTACCCCGACCATTTCCACAAGGGTATCATTTGCCATGCCAATACGATTACCTGCAAGGGGACATGGACGTTTTACTGCTACAAGGAGTGGTACGGCACGTATGCCGTGGAGCGCCGTTATCCAGGCGAGGATTGGCAGCTGCTGGGGACATCCAATTCCCCAGTGGGGGCTGCTTCCAATTTGCAGCTGACCGGGGACGAGGCGGGGGAGGAGTGTTATTTGCGCCTGATGTTGTATGAGTCCCAGCTTTCCAATGGTTCCGATCCCAGCCAGGGGTTTCCGGCTGATTCCTGCGGGAATAAGCTGGTGGTGGATGCTTATAAGAAGGATGTGGTGCTGCGGCTGCATTCCCTGTCTACCAGCGACGTGCGCAAGTTGACGCTGCCTTTGGGGAGTGATTTTTGCGATTTTTTCGAGAAGAAGGGGCTGCCGGTTTTTTCCGCATTGTTGGTTGATGGGGCCAAGGTGGACGGCGGGTTTGAGGTGTCCAGGGAGGGACGGACGCTGACGGTGAAGCCCGATGGGTTGACGACGGATGATGTCGGCGCCGGGAGTATGGTGCGCCTGGAATGGGAGCAGGCAGAGGTGAGTTTGGACCGGTTTGCGGAGGGGTCGATTGAGATGTATCGTTTTTTTCTGCCGGCGGGTACAGTCGTGTCGATGCAGGGGTTTGTCTGCGTTTATGCCGGGCAGACGATTCAGCTGAATTCAACGTTGAATGTGTGTTCTTTTTGCGAGGGCAACGGTGGTTCTTATTCGTTGATGCCTGTGTTTTCCACGATGGAGGAGGCATCTTTTACAGTGCCGGAGGACGGAGTTTATGTGGTGAGGATGGAGACCTGGCCCGGAGGATCCGTCAGCCAGCGGGCCAGAGCGCAGCTGGAGGTGCCTGCCTGCACGGCGTGGATGGAGGCAGAGGCGGCCGAGGTGACGGCTTCCGCGGAGTATTCTCTTTGGGATAATGTTTCCGCGGTTCCGGAGGGGGTTTCTCCGTCCGGGGAGTCGTTGATGTGGAGTTTCGCGGCGTTCCGGGGGGTGTACGGGTTTCCTTCCCTGGTGGATGTGTTTCAGCAGCGCCTGGTGTTGGCCGCTACGCAGGCCCAGCCGCAGACGGTGTGGTTGAGCAAGACGGATGACCTCAACAGTTTCGAGGTGGGGAAGCAGGATGATTCCGCGCTGGCTTTGACGTTGAGCACCACAACGCAGAACAGAATTTGCTGGCTGATGGCGCAGAGTTCCCGGCTGCTGCTGGGGACGGCGGACGCGGAGTGGGCGGTGTCCGGCGGCCAGGGGGTGATGACTTACTCCAATGCGCGGGCGGACAGCCACGGGTTTGTGGGGTCTTCCGATGTGCCGGCCCTGATGGCGACCGATAAGGTGCTGTATGTGGAGAGGGGCGGCGGACGGGTGTATCAGTACGGGTATGATTATGAGAGCGACGGGTTCGTGTCCCGCGATTTGACGGTGTTTGCCGATCATGTGCTGGCCGACGGCGGCGGGTGCCGGGGGGTTGCTTTTGTGCGTAAGCCGGAGCCGCGGGCGGTGTTTGTGCGCCGGGACGGGGCGCTGGCGCTGATGACTTATAATAGCATGCACCAGGTGCATGCCTGGCACCGGTACACGACAGATGGGGTGTTCGAAGGGGTAGCCGTTTTGCCCAATGGGGATCAGGCGGATTTGCTGTTTGCCCTGGTGTCGCGGGAGGATGGACGGTTTATTGAGGTGCTGGCACCGGGTAATGAGTTTCAGGATCCAGGAGGCAGGGATTTTGTGTCTGTGCTGGAGACTAACGCCCTGATTTCTCTTGAAGCTGCTGGACGCCGCCAGCATAGCGGCGGAGTGATGTTTTTCTTTGGCTCTGACGCACTGGTGGATGGTGTTGAGGTAAGCATTGACGGAACCCGTTGGGATGTACTGGACCGTTCCCCGTCTTCGTTTTTAACAAGGGGATGGCATTCTCTAGTTGCTGATGGATGCTGGAATTACGATTCCATGGTGGGCATCCGCGTTTCCGGCAACCGCGATTTTAATTTATTAGCTATTCAGGCATAATGGATAATAATATAGAGATTCTGAAAGAACAGCTTTCCGACCGCGTGTGGAGGTTAAATCACCTGTACTGGATTATCAATAAAGAGGGCAAGATGCAAAGGTTCCAGTTGAATTGGGCCCAGCGGCGGCTTCATGAGCAGTTATGGTACAGGAATGACATTCTGAAAGCGCGCCAGCTGGGCATTTCCACGTATGTGGCCATGCTGATGCTGGATATGAGCCTGTTCCGGCCCAATTTCCATTGCGGTATCATTGATAAGACTTTGGTGGATGGGACAGGCAAGATTGGCAAAATTGAGTTGGCTTACAGGAGTTTGGACTATGTACCGGATGATCCCACGGAAGAAGACCTTGCCCTGGCCGAGTTAGGACGCCTCATCAAAGGGGAGATTCAAGCCAGGCCTTCCAAAACGACGGTGTCTTTTTCCAATGGGAGTAAAATTACAGCCGGCACATCTCTCCGCGGCGGCACATTTCAGTTTTTGCATGTCTCGGAACTTGGATACGTCGCGGCCCACGCCCCTCTGCGAGCCCGCGAGATTGTGACAGGGGCCATGAACGCCGTTTCCAAAGACGGCGTGATTGTCCGGGAATCCACCCATGAGGGAGGAAAGTTTGGCCTCAATTACGAGATGACCAAGGCGTCCATGGAGATGGTCGGCAAACCTCTTTCTTCCCTGGATTGGAAGTTTTTTTTCTTTCCCTGGTGGAAGAATCCGGAGTATTTCCTTGAAGCTGATGATGAACATGGATGCAGTTTCCCGGAGGATTTACAGAAGTATTTCGAGGATTTGAGGTTAAGGTGCGGCATTTCCCTGAATGATGCCCAGAAGCGTTGGTACGCCTCCCAATACAAGACATTTGGAGGATTGGTCCGTCAGGAATATCCTTCCACGCCGGAAGAGGCGTTTCAGGCATTGGTGGAGGGATCCATTTATGGTTCTTACATGGACGCATTACGTTCCAAAGGCCGACTATGCGCCGAGTTTGAAAAGGATGATCTGGCTCCCTATTATGTGTCCTGGGATATTGGCATGGCTGATTATATGGTTCTCTGGCTCTGGCAGGTGAGGGGAGACGGCAAGTTTTACGTGATGGATTGCCTGCAGGCCAATGAAAAGCCCTTGGAGTGGTATATCAATTTCATCCGCACGAAGTGGGAAGTGATGTTTGGCCCCATTTACAAACATCTGGTTCCCCACGACGCAGGGAGGAGAGATCCCCACGGGATTACCTTTGACGTGTATTTGAGGCGAGCAGGGTTCAATGTGTCCGTAGTGCCGCGCATTTCCGATGTGTGGAATGGTATTTTTGCGGTACGGCGCCTCCTGAATCATTGCATTTTTCACGAGCGATGCTCCCGACCCCTGAAAATTGACGGAGTGGAATATATGTCTGGCGTAAATGCCCTGGAGAATTATCAGAAGGCCCCGGCAGGAGCACATGGTGTTGAACGGGATACCCCCCTGCATAATAGGTGTTCTCACGCCGCGGACGCATTCAGGACATTTGCGGAAGCTTATGAAAATGGACTTGTTGGAGCAGTTGGAGCTGTTGCCATGCCTGCCCAAGCGGTAGAATCACGCCAGACACGAGGACTTGCCATAGGCGCGGATGCACTCTTTTTCTAA